TGCTAAATTGACTGCGGAAGCTCGTGAATTCTTCAACGACATCGACAAAACTGCCCCTGTAGGAGTAGAAAAACTCTTCCCACAAGAAACAATTGACCGTATCTTTGATGATATGGTGAAATCTCGCCCACTCTTGCAACACATTGGCTTGCGCAATGCCGGCATCCGCCTTAAATTCCTCAAATCAACTCAGACCGGAACAGCTCTTTGGGGCAAGATCAACGGGGAAATTCAAGGCCAATTGAAACAAGCATTCAACGAAGAAGAAGCAATCCAAAACAAATTGACTGCATTTGTAGTCATTCCTAAAGATTCTGAAAAATTCGGCCCTGCTTGGTTGCAATCATTCGTATCCACTCAAATCACAGAAGCGTTTGCTGCTGCTTTGGAAGTTGCATTTTTGAATGGTGATGGGGACGACAAGCCTATCGGTCTTTCTCGCACTCTCACAGGAACTGCAGCAAGCGGAAAAACAACTTACGCAGAAAAAACTGTTGAAACTACAAAACTTACATTTGCGGACTCTGCAACAGTGGTCAAAGAATTGACAACTGTGTACAAATATCATTCTGTTAAATCTGATGGCAATCCAGTGGCGGTTGAAGGGAATGTCGTGATGGTTGTCAATCCAGCGGATGCATGGGATGTCAAAAAACAATATACATCGCTTAACGCTCAAGGTGTGTATGTGACTGCAATGCCATACAACTTGATCTTGGTTGAGTCAGTTGCTCAAACCACTGGCAAAGTGACTACATTTGTCAAAGGACGCTATGATGCATTTGTAGGTGGCGGAATCGAGTTTGGTCGTTATACAGAAACCTACGCTCTCGAAGACTTAAACCTCTACACTGCTAAGCAATTTGCTTACGGTAAGGCCCATGATGAAAAGACTGCTGCTGTTTGGAAATTGGAAATCAAATAATAGGTGGTGACACCGAATGGAAGAAACAAAACAACTTCATCCGCTTCTAGGAACATTTAAGGAGCGGATGAAAATCTTTCATGATGCCGAAGACGGGAATCTTTCAAGGATGTTAGTTTCATCCGAAAAAGCTATTCTCGACTTAACAGGAGCTTTTGATTTGTCAGATTCTCGCACTGAAGAGCTTGTCTTGGAACGTGCAAGATATCTGTACAATGATCAGGTCGAGTTTTTCTTTGCAAATTTTCAAGGAGAACTCCTTGAGTTATCACTTCAAAACCACCCAATAGGAGGAAAAGAGTGCTAGAAACAATCCAAGATTTCTTTGACTTGAAAGAAAATGTTGTCCGACACGTTGGAGACATTTTTGAAGTTGATGATGATCGAAAAAACGAATTGATGAAGAAATTACCTGATTTTGTTAAAGAATACGATTTAGTAGCTTCGGAAAATCTAAACGAAGATGTAGTTGTGGAAGATGAATAAACCTGAATTTAAATACAAGAAACCAGAAACCAATACAAGCGAATTAAGAACTCCAGTAGAGTTTTATAACTCAAAAGTACTTGAAGGATTAGATGGCAGAGATGTGAGTTTTGAGAAAGTGTTTTATACATTCGCAAAAATCTACTCACCTAGCTTAAAGGATATCGAAATTTCAACAGGAAAATCGATGACTGCAAAGATGACCTTAAAAATAAGAGATCCCTTAACAAGCTATCAACCTGATAATAAGCATTTCGTACAAGTGAATGATCACCGATTAGAAAATAAAAAATGGCAGATCATTGACGTTCGTCCTGATTATGACAACCGTGATTATTTAATTGTTGTTATTGGTGGATCAAATGACTAGTGGTGCCACATTAAGAGGCTTCGATGAAGTCATCCGGAATTTAGAAGCAAAGCTTGGCGATGCGAAAGTGAGAAGGTCTGCGAATAGAGCTTTGAAAGGCGCAGCAACTGAAACACTCGAAGACTTTCAAGTCGCTCTAGAAGTTTTTAGAAAGACTGGAGAAACAATTGAAAGCGCAACAGTCGGAAATGTAACGGGTGCTTTTGAAGGAGTGCCAATGGTTAAGCTTGGTTTTGGCGCTGGATCACGTTGGCGGTTGGAGCATTTGAACGAATTTGGATATGCCAAAAAGGCCCATCCAAGGGGATTCGGTGTTATCCGAAGATTTTCGGAAGCCAACAAAGAAAAATTTAAATATAGGTTAGCAACTAAATTGAAAGGAGAAGGGCTTGGATGATTAAAGACAAGATGTCAGAAATATATGATGCTCTGATGAGCGATGAGGAACTTTCTAAAATCACTATCAAATCATTTGAGCGTCCTGAAACCTTACCAACAAATCAGACGAGCATTGTTATTATTCCACTAGGGCCACCTATCCAAAGTGACCAGGGAAGTAATACAAGCTTTTCGAAAACATTTCTTTATCAAATCAACGTTGAATCGATTAACCGAATTGAATGCAAAAAATTGCAAGGGTTAGTCGAAAAGGTGATGGAATCGCAAGGATTCTACCAAATCGCTGGGGGTCTAGATGAATGGATCCCTGAAATCAAACGCTATGCAGATGCTAGGACCTACAAAGGGAAGAGCAAGCTGTATGACGATTATTAGAAAGGAAATTTAATATGACACAACAAAAACAAGGAACTGCTACAGTTGGTTTTAAAAGCCTTACAGTTCGAATTTTGGATGGGAATCAAACCCCAACAGAGGGAGAAAACCTCTTTATCATCCAAGGTAAAAAAGGAGAAGGTGCGACTCAAACCGCAAAAATCTCTGGTCTTGCCGTTGACCCTACAAAAACATTTGGAAGCAATATCGCCTACCATGTGAATAACCGTGGAGTCGGAGATGTCAAGGTAGACCTTGGTCTCTTGGACATTCCAGTAGCGCTTTACGTTAAAGCTCTCGGCTACGAAAACGATGATGACATCCTTGACTTTGGAGCTGACACAGTTTCAAAAGATGTCGCTATCTTGCTCGAATCAAACACTGCAGATGGTGGTGGAGCTTACTACGGATTCTACAAAGGAAATCTGTCAATGGATGCAATCGATCTTAACACGATCAAAGATAAAGCTGATGAGCTTGCTACTACAGATGTATCATTTGCAGCAGGCGCAAGCACTGATGAGCAAACTAAGAACAAGTACGGTACAATGTACTTTGGTAGCGATGAAACAAAAATCAAGAAATTGAAAGCAAAACTTGGTATGGCAGTCGCAGGATAATAATTGGGGCATTTAGCCCCTTTATTTATCTTTATATCGTTGTAAACCTTTACAATTATTGATATAATAAGTTGTGGAGGTTTTCACTATGAAAAATAAGAAAAATACAGTTTTAATAACATTAACAATTATGATTACTCTGGTTTCAATTGTACTTGCTATAATGCTCGTAAATTCCAACAATCAACTTTCTAAGGCACACAAGGAATTAGAGAGCGTAAAGGAAGAGAAGGACCGAGCTGTCATGGTAAAAGATAAGCTCTCTACATACGTATCAAATGTAGATCACGATTTATTTCTAGAAGCAAATGATTTTGTTCTTGGAATGAATTCGTTGACAAGTTACAAATTTGGGGACGGAGTTCTATTTGACAAAACTCAAATCACAGTCAACGAACCAAAAAAACAAACCTCTGGCATGCTGGCAATGGAACATGATTCAAACAGCTTTATACCAGTCACAGTAACTTTGGTTATTACCAATAATGATTCTTCAAATATTGAAATCAATCCAGGGAAAATGCTTGTAAGTGATGACAAAGGAAATTATCTCGCATACGACTCAGTTATCACTAATGACGACACTGTTGCAGTCCAATCTAAAAAAAGTGTTGTGATTAGAGCTGGAGGAAAGGCAACTATCGCAATAGTCTATGCGATGAGCAAAGATAATTCCAACAATGATGTTAATAAAATTGAATTTTTAAATAAAATTTGGACAAGATGAAACAAGCACCATTCGGTGCTTTTTTAATTATAGAAAGGCAAACAATGTCAAAAATTACATTTACCATGAAGAATGATGCTGGAGAAGATGTACTTTACTCGGGTAAAGCACTGTCTTCTCGTGATAATCGTGATTACCTTGTATTAAACGACTCACTCACATCAGATAAGACAGAAGTTGAAAAATTGGATCAACAATTAGGCTTCATTGCGTCACTATTTGAAAATGTGACAGTAGAGCAATTGCTAGAACATACTGATTTCGCAAAAATCATTGAAGTGTTCACTGAAATCTATGCTCATCTTGTGGGTGATGTGGACCCAAAGGGGAAAAAATAGATCCTAAAAAAAAAGTTCTACCC